GCTGCCTTGACCGGCTCAATCTGCGTGCCAATGTTGGCAAAATAGACGCCCAGCCCGCTCACCGTTGCACCGATGCGCTCAAAGGCTGGCGTCAGGAAATCGACCAACGGCTGCAATGCGCCCTTGATCGATTCTACATGACCGGCCATGTTCTGCGCTACCACGTCCAACCCAAATGCCGCTGACAATTCACCGGTCAGCCTCGTGAACGTCTCGCTTTGCAGGAGCGTGCTCACCGCCGTCCCGATGTTCTCAAACTCGGTGACGACGCTCTGCTGCAACGTTCCAAAATCAATGTCGCCCGCAAACGCAGCCGCAACCGACGCCTTGATATTGTCAAAAGCCGTCGCCACCCCGTCGCTTGCCGTCGCCCAATCCGCCGACTCGAAGAAGCTCTGTGCAGCCGTCTGCGCCTGGCCGAACGCCTCGATGGTCGCTGCTGTCAACTGGCCGAAGGTTTCGATGGTCGGCTGCATCCACTCAGGAAAGTGAGTGAGCCAATCATTCAACGCATCGCCGTCCTCAATCACAGCGCCAAAATAGCCGCGCAGCGCTTCGATGTACCCGCCGATTGCGCCGACTACGGCATTCGTTTTTCCCTGAATGCCGCCCCAATTCTCTTCCCAGGTTGTGCGCACCAACGCCACGCCAGCAACCAACGCCACAAAGACGGCGAGCACCGGAGCAGCTGCCGTAACAATGCCAATCAACGCCGGAATCACAATCGAGGCCGCCACGCCGCCCAGAACAATCAGCACGTCCTTCCACAAGACGAACGCGCCAATAGCCTCTGTAACAGGCGTGACAAAGTTCGTTATGCTTGTGACAACCTGTTGACCGGTCTCCAACATGGTCGCCAATGCCTGTTCAACGTCTGAGACAGACGGCGCAAATTTTGTCAGTTCGCCAACCACTTCTGTGACCGACTGGATCAACGGCGTGAGGAAGACTTGCAGGAGAGGCGTTCCAACGCTAATCATAAAGCTCTCGATGCTGCCCCAAAGTTGCTCCATTGCAGCGTTGAAACCCTTTGTCCTTGCCTCCGCTATTTCCTGCGCACTTGACGCGCTGGCGATTGCGCCCGCCATATCTTCCCAACCGGCAACGCCTTCACCAACCAACGTCTGAAAAGCCGCCAGACCGTATGTGCCTGCCAGCGTTGTTGCGTACTGGTTGCGCTGTTCCTCAGTGAGACCGGACATGGCCGTCTCAAGACTGCCGATAATCGACGGCAACGCCCGCATCGTGCCGTCCGTGTTGTACAGAGAGACGCCAAGCTCATCGAGCGCGCTCTGCACGGCTTTTGTTGGTCGTTGCAGGTTCAACAGCATAGAGCGCATTGCTGTGCCCGCCTCGCTGCCCTGGATGCCCCGCGTACTCAGGATTGCCAGCGCAGTAGATGCATCCTCCAGGCTGATTCCCATTGAAGCTGCAACCGGCCCCACATTCATTAGTGCATCACCCAGCCCGCCCACAGATGCCAGGCTGGAATCTGCTGCCTGCACGAGTGTGTTGGCGATCCGACTTGCGTCCGACGCCTCAAGGCCAAAGGTCGCCATTGAAATGGCTACCACGTCGCTGGCCGCCGCCAGGTCAAGTTCGCTGGCCGCCGCCAAATCAACCGCCGCGCGCAAAGCGCCGCCAAGTGAAGCCGTTCCGCTCAGATAGCCCTGTAGGTCGTCAAAAACGTCGTTTGTGGTGAGGCCAGCTTTGTAGAAGTTTGTCATTGCGTCGGCGGCGTCGCTGGCGGAGATGCCAACAAGCTCCGTGTCTGCGCCGACGCGCAGCGCCGCATCGCTCAACTCGCTTGCCGCCGTTCCGGATGAACGAGCCGCCACGCTGAGGATGTTCATCTGCGACTCAAAATCAGCCGCAACCGTCGCGCTCTTTGCAAGCCCGGCGCCCAGCGCCGCCACGCCCGCCACAGCAAGACCGGTCGCCGCCATCATGCCGACGCCAACCGCCTTTTGTAAACCGTCGAAACCACGGCTGGCGGTCGCCGCTGCACGATCCAAACCGGACAGGTCTCGCTGCACCTGGTTGATTACGCCGCTTGCTTGATTTTGCGCCCGTATTAGAATGTCAACGTTTGCCGCCACGGTCCTTATCCTGCTTCCGTTTTTCTTCTGTCCACCTGTTACGCGCCGCTACCCGCTCGGCAATCTCCTCAACAAAATCAGCAGGCGTTTGCAGCAAGTCAGACCATGACCAACCCATCTCCTGGCAAATCATGTAGGCCAGCGCATACCGCCCGGGGTCAGCCGTAGCGCGTCCATGCATCAAGCCGTATTCGTAGTGACGATTGAGGCTTTTTTTTCGTCGGCGGATAGACCTCCGTTCAGTTCGTCAACGCCCGCCTGAATAATGGCGATAATGTCCGGTGGCAACGCGCCGATGTTCTCCCGCGTCACTGGTCGCCCCTCGAAGCCCTCGCCCTCCCAAGAAACAATGGAGGCAATCAGTTCCTCACGCTTTAGCCGAAACGGGTCAAGTTCCCCCGTAGTCATTTGCGCCGCCTGCCCTGTCTGCATGGACAATTTGAACGTCATAGACGCCGACATAACCGCCTGCTGTTGTTCATACGTCAGCTTGCGCACCGTGACGCTGTTCTGAGAATCAATCTCAATAACCCGCGTCTGTTGACTGAAAAAACTCATAAACCTCCCTAAAGCGCCGCCACGTTGTTGATCACACTGAAATCGAAGAACAGGCTGTCCGTGCTGCTGTACACCGCTTCGCCGGAAAACTGCACGGTCGTGTTACCGTTGCTGTTCTGGTATGCACCGATGGACGTGTATTTGCCCGCCCACTTCCCGACGAAAGATCGTGACGACGTGCCGGTACATGTCAACTGGAACAGGCGCACCGCCTGACTCGCCCAAAACGCCCGCTCAGCCGCTACGATGCCGTTGTCGTTCTCAAGTTCCATCGTGATGGTAAACTCCAACGATGGCGGTGTCATTTTGTGCGCTGTAAAATAAAGTACGCCATCCGCCGAGTGTACCGGCTGGATGCCCGTCTCCACATCAATGGACGCCTCTAGCAGGACGCCGGTCTTTTGTGTAGAGCCGACCGAACCGCCCGTCGCATCAATGTAAAATACCGTCTTCCCAAACAGCATTTCTTCCACCGCCGCCACAGAGAGCGCGCCGGTCATGGGTGCTACGGTCTTCTGCCGTCCCCGCCAATTGCTGCTGACTTTCCACGCCTCACCGGTCTTTCCGCTCAGGGTGAAGCTCTCCACAAAACTGTATTCCATCTCGTTGCCGTCGCCCGCAATGGCGTTCCCGCTCTCGATGGTATACGTTTTGATCGTGTTGGCGCTTGCTGTGCCGGGCGCATAACCGCTGCGCGTGTATGGCCCTGTTCCACTTGGCGAAACGGCTTTGATTCCACCCTCAAACACATGCGGGATATGCTCAAAAGTCGCCTCTGTCTCTGGCAGCGAAATCGTTGCGCCCAGTTGCGCCACATAATTCCTTCCCGTTGGCACAAGCAGACCGACGTTTTCATCGACCATGACAATCTCACGAGCGTCCTCAATATCGGTTGCCGGCCCCCGCCAAAGCACCGTCGCCGCCACCGCTGTCCCAGCCGTCGTCTCCCGTCCGATTTGCACCTTGTTGGCGCTGAATACTCCATAGGCCATGATGTCACTTCCCTCTCTTCACAGGCGGCGCTTCGTCAACCGTCGCCGCAATTGTCATTGTCGCCGTAACCGTCGCCGTCTCCTGGTCTGGCACATAAAGAACATGCCCCGCCGCTGCTGTGTCTGCAATCAGGTCGGCGTACTGTTTCGCTTCCTCGGCGTTCAGATCACGGGCTGGAACGCCCGCAATCCATGCCCCGTCGCCGATATATCTCAATCCACTCATACCGCCTCCATGATTTTGACTGTCACCTCAAAGCGTATACCGTAGTGCGTCAGGCTGTTGTACTGAATCGCCGTCGCCTCATACAGCACCGGCCACACAATAGCCGACACCGCGCCGCCCAGCGTTTCGTCTGCCCGTAGCCCGGCCATTAATGCATCCGGCCACGCCTTTGACTCTGACACCGATTGCGGAAGATTCTGACGGCTGCTCAGCACATCCACCCTGATTGTGTGTAAGTGACGTGACAACCCGCTGCTAACCGCCTCCAACGAACCGCTCCCGGCATACACCAACGCTGCCGGAAACTGGCTGATACTCTCTGGCGGGTCGCTGTATGCCCGTGACACCCCGCTCATGCCCCCGGCCACTGTGACCAGTTGCGCAATCGCCGCCGCCAGACTCATATCAGACTCCTGCCAATCAGCCGGTAGGGTTGCAAGAGCGCCAATACCTGTTTGGGGATCGCCTCGCTGTAAACCAACTCGCCCAGGTCGATTGACGCCGTGCTGTCTTGCAGAGCCGCCTGATAACGCTTGAACATCCACCCCGCCAGCATCGCCGCCGCCTCTGCAACCGGAGCCGGAACGCTGGCAGAGTATCCCCAGACGCCCGCCACGCTAACCCATCCGTCCGTTGTAAACTGCCAGGAATATGCGCTTTTGAGCGTAATCTGCCATTTGGGAGAGATGCTGCGCGGTTCCAACCAATAGTTGGCGCTGTCAATCGTGTCTCCGTTGCCGTTGGTCAGCGTTGATACACTCAGCAGCGGAGCGTCAAAAAATAGCGTTTTGCCGCACAGGTCGGTCGTGCTGTAATAGCGCGTCGCGCCGGCGCTGGCGACAAAGCCGTCGATTGGCAAATTACAATGACGATCAATCCACCGACTGGCCGCCGTCGCCAACGCCGTCAATTCTGTGTCGTATGTTGTGCCGCTGATATTCAGCCGTCCGGCAGCCTTGAGATGGGTTGGCGTGCAGTAATCAGCCATTTCCGGTCTTGATCGCCTTGTTCAACGCCGGTTGCTTGACCATCTTGTTCGTCGTTGGCGCTTCAACACGTTTGAATACGCCCGGCGCGTCTGTTTCCAGAAAGAGCGCCTCGGCTTCGTCAACCTGGAATTGCTCCCCGGCGCGATAGACCAGCTCCCGATTTACATAGCCCGTCAACGCCGTCAACGTGACCATAGATATTCCCCCATCTTCGTCAACTTCTGCGCCGCTACCCAGGCGTCAAAGGCGGCGCTGTTGTCGTGGTGCATGGGATAACTGTCCTGCTGCGCCCAATTGTTGTGCGCATACAACACCCCCCCAGCGCCCAGCGCCCTCCCGATGTCAGCCAACGTCTCACCAATTTCGTCCGGGTGCACATGCTCAAGCGTGTCGATTGCCACAACTGCGTCGAATGATCCAATGAATGTCAGGTCATCCGTCCAACGCACCTGTGAGCCGAGCCGCAGCTGGGCAAAATCTCGCAATCTGCCAGGCAAATCGAAACAGGTCACGTTGCAACCCTGATTGAGCAACTGCTCTGCTTCCGTGCCCAGTCCAGCACCGATCACCAGAACGTTGCAATCCTGGATCGGCGTCATGCCGTCCAGAATGCGCTGATAGAGCGGTTGGCAATTCCACGCCAACAGTTCGTACAGATAGTTCTCAGCGCCAGCTGTCTGGTAAAACAGTCGTTCTTCTTGCGCCGTCTGTGGGTTGGCTTGCCGCCATGCTGTGCGCAGTGCGTCGATGCCCTCGCTGCTACGGGCAATCACCCGCTCTGCCGTCTCACCTGTAAAGTCGCCAATCATGCGCGCCAGCCAGTCATAGCGATTGAGCAACTTGTCGCGTCCAGTGATTTGGATATACTCTTGATAGGTGTCCCACGACGTGACAATCTCGCAGATGTGACCCGCCCTCACCGCCGTGGTTGCGCCGATTCTGAAACCCGCCGCCGCCGCCGCCTCGCTGAATGCGCCGTCCTCAGACGTTTCGGCGTGTCTCGGATACCAAAACCACTCGAAAGTTTCCGGGTCGCCGTCACCCAGCATCCGCTCGAACACCTCACGCCGGATTAGACAAGCGTGCGTACCGGCAATGTCAACGTCGTCAACACAATCGGGGTTGCGGATGAAGTATTCCATCATCTGCCCCAAGCTATTCCGCTTAAGCCAGATCGCCCGCGGCGGCCATCCTCTACGCACATAGAACGCTTGCAGGATGTCGTACTCCTGCCCCGCCTCGTACTCTCGAAACTGCGTCAGGAAGTCCGGCGTCACCTCGGCGTCACTGTCCAGCGAGAGCAATGTGTCCCAATCGCCTTTCAGAAGATGCCGCACGCACTCATTCTGTGCTTTGTGCGCTACATGTCCGCTGATTGAAAGAGCGCCGTCCCCCTTGCGCAAACCGTTTTGCAGGAGAGCCGTCCACACCTGGAAGAAACGGCTTGACACCATCTTTTCCAGGCGTGTGGATACAAGAATCTTGCCCCAAGACCGTTGCACGTTTGCGCCTATTCTGGATCCAACTGAATCCACAACACGGCGTCAACGTCGAGCGTGTTGGTTGGGTCAAGCGTGGTCGTTGTCGTTGCGCTGATTCCCAGCGTATCCCCCGCCGCAAATGTCAATGCACTGGGGCGAACCGTTGCGTATGTTCCGTTCGTATTATGCGCAGAACTGAGCGCAGGCGCCGGCGTTCCGGCATCCGCATATTCTACGCTGGCCTTATGCGGCTTGAGTGTGATTGTTCCGGCTGTGATTGCGGCACAGTTTGCAGAGATGCCGATAACGCTGCCCGCTTGCGGAGCAACGACAAGCGTTGTCGCCCCGCCAGCAAACGTCAAATCTGCATTGCTTAGACCGGTGGTTGCGTTTGTGTAGGTGAACTGGATTGCCATAGCCGGGCCGTGTTTGGGGTTGAAATCTGCCATTGTCTCTATCTCCTCTCATGCATAAAGGTGACGGTTGCCGAAGGGCAACCGCCGCCTGTAACCTAGACAAGAATGTTGTAGATGCCAGCCGTGTGCGTGTTCGTGCTACGTGTACCATGCGCCGCCACAGCCTGTCGGAGCGAAGTCACCATCACATACTGGCGCTTCTGGATGTCCCGATCTACTTCAATCAATAGGTCGCGCCGGAAGCCGGCATACCACATGTTGCGATTGAAGATGCTGATAGAACCGAGCGTGTTGCTGGTCGCGTCCGCCTTACCGTCTGATTTGGTCGGAGGATGGGACGCCGAAACGATGATGGGAATGCCCCGATAGGATGCCAACTGACCAGTCAACACCGTCGCCTGCGGGCCAAACTTATCAACCGTAGTCGTGTTGGTCAGCGCCAGGAAGCCAGCCAGGTAGGTTGCCACATCGCAGACAAGCACAAGTTGTGACGGGTCAGCCGCATACTTGCCCATATCGGCAAGCGCAGCCGTGAGGTCGCCATCAACCAACGCATCACCGCCCGCATTGTTCGCCATGGCGGTGTTATCCACAAGCCATTGGTGACGGATGCCGTCCTGTCCGCTCGATAGGTAGTACATGTCGGCATCTGGATCGGCATCGTCCAGGTTGATATTGCCGGTCGCCGCGTCGGTGGCATCCGCGTTCAGCGCAAAGGCGTCGATAATCTCCGCTCCGCTCTGCGCCAGTCTACGCCGGATCTCAGGAGCAAGCGCGACGATTGCATCTTCGTCGAGCGTGTAACTCCAATTCTGCTCGGCGACAAGCTCAGTCGCCGTCAATGTGCTCTTGGCGGTCGCCGGGTTGCTGGCGGTGACGGCTGTGTTTTCACTGCCTTTGCGCCACGTCACAGCGCCCAAACCCAGTGGAATATCAAATGGATTGGTCGGCATGGGAATGCGCATCATGGTGGACACAACCCGGCTCGCCAGGAAAATGTCATTCCATAATTGCGCCGCCATTCCGGTATTGACAAGTTCATCGCCCGCGCCGCCTGTCGTACTATCCAGCGCCTTGATTGCCGCCCGCAGGTCATCGGACGGTGCGGCGGCCACGCCGCCGATCTGGGGTATGTAGGCCTTCTGCTGGCCGGTCAACATGTTGTGCGCAATCATCAAGTCAACGGGCTGCACCCGCTGCCCGCCCCATCCATGCGCACGCCCCTCGGAAAAACTCTTGACGAATCCGGCGTAGCGGTTGCCGGTCAATGCGCCAGACTCCTGCGCATAAATTGCAGCGCCAGGCCGCACGGGTTGAGCCGCTGTCTTTTCGTTGATTTGCGCCGTCACCAGCGCCTCGATCTGCGCGCCGAATGCATCCTTCACGGCGTCCCACCGAAGGTCAGTTTTGGGCGATTGCGCCGCCTTGACCGCCGTCGTCAACTCTACCATCTGTTGCAAAATGGCATGTGTGTCACTCATGATTGAGTACCTCTCTGATATTCACAATGAAATCTTGAATTGCGTGCAGGAGCGCCATTTCGTCGACGTCGGTCTCTGCATCTACGGGTTGACCACCCGCCTCGGACGCAGACTCTACCTCATCCGACTCTAGCGCGGTATCGTCAACGGCTTTCGCCGCCAATCGCAGTGCATCGGCGTTGGCAGGAATCGGCACAAGGGAGATTTCCAACAACTCCCAGCGCGTAAAATCCTTCCCGCCGAACTCGTTTTCTTTCCACTCTATCGGGTTGAATCCTATCGAGGCCGCCCGCAGCAGGTCTTGCTCCCAGAGCAGGCGAATAATGTTCATGGGATCGGTTTCGTTAGCAGCCTCTCGCAACTCAGGACGAAAGCGCACGCCGTCAGCGTCTACCATCGTTTCCGCCGCCCGTCCGATAATGCTCCACGGGTCGGAATAGTTGTGCCCGAAAATCAAAAGAGGATTTTTGGAAAAGTTCGTCAGGTCAGCGCCAAACGGAAGCACACGATCTTTGTCTCTGTCAACGTTGGACGTGCTGGCAATCATCCACCCGCCTTCAGATTTAGTCAGGTCAAAATGTTTCTTGAGCATTGCGCAATTTCCAGGAACAAAAAACCGGCGAATCTTTGCGTGAGAGATTACGGTCACGCTCAAAGATTCGCCGGTCGTCAGAAACGAGGGGCACTTATTTAGTTGCGTTCAGAATACACCTATGGCGACGGTTTGTCAATAGCCTGCTCTGCGGCCATTTTCTGCAATGTTCGGTCAAGCTCAGCAAGCTCTGTCAGCAGGCTACGCCGCCTCTCAATCAGATAGCGCCGCAGCACGGAAACGGTCACATTCGCTTGCGCAGCGTCGGCGTTCGGCGTTCTGGGTGTTTTCTTCGTCGGTTGGTTGCTCATCGCAGCGCCGCCTCAATCGCTCGCTCAAAGTCCGCCGTAATGGTCGCCGTCTGTTCGTCGAGCACCTGTTGATCTGTCTGCCAGCGCCCGCGGTGCACAGACGCCTGAAACATCTGTGACTGTACAAATGGCCCGTATACCGTGTTGTTGCCGACCTTGCCTTCCAACCCGCCAGCCCGTTCCACGATCCTGGTCGTCCACCGCCTGCCCAGCGTTCCCGTGCGCCGATATGCACTGCCAGCCCGCTGTGGTGGATAATGCGCCATCGCTGCCTGTAGCCGGTACACCGCCCGCTGCATCGGTGGACGCAGCACGCTCACCGTCTCTGCAACGCCCAATTGGGCAATCAACTCGGAAACGCCCTGTACTTCGATGCTTGCCATTATTCCACCCAGGTTGTCAACCAACACCTGCACCGAGGATGCGCCGGTGGAATCTCGAAAGTCGTATTGCGAAACTGCTCGCGCACATCATCTGGCAGCGCGTCGTCAAAGCGTGCGTCAATCCCCACGACCTGCCCGTTCAACGGCCCACAAATCGGACACACCCGCTCATCCGCGGCGGTGTTCCAGCGAATGTACCGCATTCCCGCCTGCCGGTATGCTTGCCGGTTCGCCTCGGCGTATGACCGAGTAACCTCAGTCGATGCAATCAACTCTGCCCGTTGACCGCCGAAAATCGGTGTCAAATCCTCAATCAGTCGCTCTAACGGTTCGCCGTTGACAATCCATTGCTCTACCGCCGCCCGCACTCTGCGCAGCGTCGTTGCGTCGATGTCCGTAATCAATTCCCCCACATACCGGTCGGCCCACTGCCGCGCTTCCTCGTTTGCCAGTGTCCAATCAAACCCAATCCCAACCGTTTCCATCTGCGCGACCGCCGCCGCTACACCCAGATCGACCGACTGCACCAACGCCCTGCGCAGCATGTCGTACAATTCATCTTCTGTCGGCTGGCGGCGCAGCGCCTCCTCTAAATCATGACGCGCCCACTCCGTGAAGTCATCCGCCGTTTCCGGCAACATCGCCAACACCCGCTCTTGCTGTGTTGCCAGTCCCGCGGCAATCTGCCGCTCAGCACGCCGTTCAATTCGCAACCGCTCGGCCATCTCGCCGTCTGGATCAGGGTCAACAGCTCTACGGGTAACTATCCCAGAAAAAAAACCGTTGTCTGTGCTCACCTCACTGGTCTGGTCAACCTCGCCAATGATCGCCGCCTTCTGCGCATCGCTCAGGATGTCGCTTTGAAAATCCGCCGCTCTTGGATTCTTACGCCTCGCCGCCCAGCGCCGCAGCCGTGCGGCTTCCGCCGCCTGCTCGTTGACCGCAACGCCGCTCACGCTGGCGACTTGTGACGCTTTGCCCCAACCCACATCACCGCCCGGCACAGCGCCGATTCCCAGCCCCAGGCGTTCATCAAGGACATTGAACGGAACGCCCATGTCCCAGTACTGCTTGGCGACCTGCGCCCGTGGCATCATGTCCTCGTTCAGCACATCAACCGACGATACATCCGTTTCGATGCGCTCGCCATCTTTCAGCAGATTTGTGTAGCGCCTGAAGTGCGTTGTCAGGGCAGCGTCACGCCGACGCAACAGGGGAAGCAGGGTCAACGTCCAGGTTACTTCCCAGGCTGTTCGGTAGTTCTCGAACGTATCCCGCCCAAAACCCAGAATCTCCTCCGGGATGCCAAACACGACGGCGACTTCCTCGCGGCTGAACTTGCGCTGCGCCAGCCACTCAATATCTTTCGGCGCAAACGAAAACGGCTTGATGTCCGTGACTCCCTGCTCCAACATGACCGGCAAGTGCATGTTCCCCTGGTTGCGCCGTGTGAACTCCGACAGATAGCGCTCCCGCTCCGACGCCGTGACGCCCTGCGGCGCAATGATGGCAAAGTCGGGGCGGGCATTGTGCTTGAGAAAGTTTTTCGACCACTGCTGAGAATACAGGTCAATGATGATCCCCTCTCGCGCCGCCGCAATCGGCGCAATGCCTCGCCAGTCATTTAGCGGGTTGACAAACCGGCTGTGGATCATGCGCTCAGGCTCAATCACTCGTGCGGATGTTGAGCCGTTTGCCACGTAACGATAGCCCGCCGGTTTGGGAAAGTCCTCTCGATTGGTGTCTGGAATCACACCGACAAAATCAGGTCGCCTGTTCCATAACTCCACGGGGCGATTTTTGCCGTCGTTGACAATCTCTAAGAACGCTTCACCAGCCAGCATCATGTTGATCGTCCACAGGCTGAATAGCTCTGATATCTCCTGTGTATCGTTTCCCATTTTCAGCAATGCCGTCAACGGGTGAGCCGCCACGACCATGTTCTTGCCGTCCAGTATATCGACCGGCAACGTCGATGTAGCGTCCACGATGATGCCGACTGCACGCCTTACCCAGGAATACACATTATAGATTTTGGCGTAGTCGGCATAGCTATCGATTTTCTGTTCAGTGGACGCCGAAACTGATAGCAGGTGTTCACGACCGGCCAAGTCCGGTTTGTAGTTGATCGCCTTCGTTGCCGGACTCGACCACCGCTGATACTGAAATGCAATCCTACTGAGCATTGTCATTATCGATCCCCCTCCCCGCTTTGTACCCAGCCACAACCGCAGCCGCCAGCCACAATACCACGAACACACAGAAACCGGACAGCCAACCAACCACAAACGGCAATGCCAGCGCCAGCGCCGCCAGCAGCGCACGCACGTTCAGCCGTGGCATGTTTTCCGGTTGTTGCATCACCGCCAGCATCCACGGATCAATCACGAGCGCCTCATGCGCATCCACACCCAGGAGGTCAACGCGTCGCAGGCGTGATCGTTGCCGTCCGCCGGATGTTCGTTGACGCCGCTTTTGCCATCTGGATAATGCCAGCCGGAACGAATCTCATCGAGCAGATGCACGCAGCGCCGGTGCACCCGCAGCGCTCGATAACCCTGCCCGTCACAAATCAGCGCCCGCGTTAGGTGAATCGCCTGCACTCTGGTCGATTCACCCGCTCCCGCTTTGACCGCCAGCCAGTTGCGCGCCGGAATGTCTGCACTACGCAACCGGTTGCGCAGTGCAACCGCTTCATGACTCACGGCTGCCAACTCCGGCAACCCCAGCCCATGACGTTCACAGACCGCCTTGATATTTGCAATGGACTGTTCCTCAAGCGTTTTCGTTTCATACAGTTCATCAAAGACCAACACATCGCCATTCCCCTGACGCTGGATGAACAACGTTGCCCGCGGGTCAATGTAGCCGTCGTCAATCGCCAACTCGAAGGGTCGCCCAGTGTCCGGTTCTTCCTCTGTCACGTTGTCATCGGTGAAATTTTCCAGGACAAGCCCCTCCACGCCGGCGTACCAATCACCCAGCAACCACGCCTTCCGCAAAGCACCGCTCAGGGTGTTGAGTTCTTGCCAATAAGTCTCTGACAGGTGTGGGTTGTCTCCCGGCATGGCTGCCACGAAAGCAAATTCATCCGCCATGTCTGCCAGTTCAACCGGCAGACGTTTCTCGACCCAATAACGGCGCACCCAATTGGCGTCTGGATTTGTTGCGCCGACAAACCGTGTTTCTGCGACGCCAGGCCAGCGCAGCGACGCCCGCAAAATGTTGAACGTCCGTTCTGAGTTACGCGTCAATTCGTCCACGCCAATAGCGGCAAATTCCGCCGATTGGTATTTGCTGGCATCGTCCAGATTGCGCAAGAGGATGCTGCTGCCATTGCGCAAGTGAAAACCGAAGCCCTTCGTTCCGCTTGAACGCAAGCTGCCAAGCCACGCCGGAAACTCTGTCTCGATTTTTGTTACTTGTCGTCCGATCAATGATGGGTAATCCTCACAGGCCAGCATCACGTCAACCGGTTTCTGCAACAAAGCATGATGGTAGAGCACAAAGCGCAGGAGATACCAGCGCAACCAGAACGATTTGCCCGGCCCCCGACTACCACCGAAAAGCGTGTAGCGGTGCGAATCCGCCGCATGTGTGGCGCGCCATTGCGCATCGGTAAAATGGCACAAATCAGAGAATCGCACATCTGTCATCTGTCAATGATG